ATTTTGTTATAATCTAAAAAGATTATTAGCTGAAGCTTACATTGTTGGCTGTGATTCCTACCAAGCCTAGATAATCAGCAGCATTACCAAGAGATGAAGCTGTATTTGTTAATCCTACATATCCATATCTTGTCATGAAGCTAACGACTGGCTCAAATGTACCTGGATCTAGGACAACACCACTGCTCATTAACGGAATGTATGGGCAATAAAATGCTGCAGCATCGCTTTCGTTTGAACCTTTGTAACCAACTAGTACACCAGTTGTATCACTTGCATATGTATCTACATATACTTTCATAGCATTATTTAATGTTCCAACAAATTTTGTGTTAGTTGGAGCTTCAAATGTTCCTTCTGTAGTTCTAGCAAATGCACTTGTTGTTGCACTTTGTAAAATTGTTAAAGCAAATGGTGAAACAACTGCCCAGTTAGCAGCGCCTCTTCTTGTTCTTTGAGCAACAAGATTTGCTACTCTGTTGATTTGAACTGCAAGAGCTGCATGCTCATCACCAACAAATGTTGCAGTACCAGATACAGCAGCTTGATCATATGTTAATGCTGCACCACCCGCTAACGATCGTAAGCTATTTAAAACTTCTTGATCAATTTCAGCTGTAATTTCTTGCGCTAAAGCAGCCATAATTTCTGCTTCTACATCAATTCCATGCTGTGATTGAGCATCTTGAGCAGCTTCAAAAGTCCATCTTGCACTAAGCTTTCTGGTCTTTGCTTCTACAGTTTGCTTCAAGATTTGAATTGACATTTTTCTACCGGCAGAGCCTTCTAATGCTGCTGTTGCAGCGGCCTTAGCTGTTGTTGTGTCACCGGAATAAGCTTGTGCAATCAAATAAGGGCTCATTGCTTCGTCACCAGCAGTTACATCACTGGCACTACTTGGTGTACCTGTTTGTGTTTCTGCATAACGTACTCTTAAAGTATGAATTTGACCTACTGGTCCTGTAAGAGGCTGTACTCCAACAATTTCATTAGCAATAACTGTTGGCATAACTCTTCTAATAACTGGTAGTATAACTCTGTTTAATGTTGCAACATTTCCAGCAGTTGTAGCTCCAGCAGATGCACTTTCTACTAAGTACTTTCTTGTATTTTCTAAAGTCGTAGCCATTACGCTTTTTTTCGTGCCTTGTAGGCCTTCTAGAAGTGCAGCTCTGGTATCCTGCCAGCGACTTTCTAATAATTCTGACATCTCTTTTTCTCCTTAATTAAGTCCTGCAAGTCTACGAATGTCAATGACATTATCCCTTGCACTAGTTGTCATTTCTTGTTTCTTATTGCCTGTAACTTCTTTGCCTTCTGTTATAATTGCCTTTTTACGAACTTCACCTTTACCGTCAATTACGGTAGGAAGGTATTTCTCAAATGAATTTCTTAATCTATCAGTTTGCACACTTTCAAGTAAGTCCATCATTATTTCTTTCTGAGTCTTATTCAAAGGGTTTGTTAATTCTGCAATTATTTCCGCCCTTTTGTAGGATTCATTTAATTTTTTGATTTCTTTATCTTTTGTTTGTGCTATAATTTTAGCACTCGTGAGCAATTTTTTAGCTTCAACAAGTTGTTTATTTTTAATACCAACAACTTTTAACAACTTAGAAGTTTCTGACTTCTCGTTGAGATAGCTATTAGTATATTCAGCAGCAAATGCTTCAAATAGTTTCCTACCAAAATCATTTTTTCTTGCTACACTAATATCTTCTTTTAGTTGATGTATTTCTCTTTTCAAAACACGATCAACGATATTTGCAACTTTATTAGAGCTTGATTCTACAAATTTTGTTTTTAATTTTGAAAAATGTGTTTTAGCTTCACGTACTAACCGAACTTTAGTTTCAGCTAAATCTTTCTTATCAATTTGAAACTCTTTAATTTCTGATGCTAGATTATCAACAATAAAATTTTCTAACATTTTAAACTTTGCAGCCATTATTTTCTGATCATCATGAAGTTCTTTTACTTCTTTTACTAAGCTAGATGTTACAAATGTTTTTAAAACGTTTGCATTTTCTTTCATAGCACGTACATATTTTGTTTTAGCTTCAATAAGTTGTTTTCGATCTTCTACTAATTCAGCCATTTCGGTATGTAGTTTTTCGCTTACCATCTTATCAACAGCTTCAACCATTAAGCTTTTGTCGTGCTCGTACTTTTGAGCAAATTCTTCACGAAGTTCTGATGTAACGTTTAGGCGATTTTCTTTCACCTTTGCGTTCCATGCTTCTTCAATTTCCTGGCGGACAGCTTCAGAAACTATATTATTTTCAAATAATGTTTTTAATGCATCCAACATGTAATTCTCCTGTTATTGGAGTCGCTTGATCATATCGATCAACGATTCTTTTAAATATTTTTGTGCCTTTTTATCTTCTTTAGTTGCCTGTGCTAATTCATATGCCTTATAACCACCTCTTGTATTCATTAAATGTTCGTATATAGGAGTTGGATACGCACCTGGTGCGCTAGGTTGAGCTACTACATCTACTGTAATAATTTCAAAATCACTCACATTTCCGCTTCCATCTTCTGATACATTTCCTGACCCTCTACTTGAAACTCCTAGTTTAACTCCGCTTTCTAACATTGTTCTTACTAGCTGTCCCATAGGTGTTGGAAGGATTTTCATTTTTCCATAGCCATTCGGACCGTCCATCCACATTTCAGTTATCATGTGACTAACACGATCCAAATTGACTGTGAGGCCTTCTGGATGATCTACTTCTCCGAGAACACTATATCCACCTTGTATCTGCTCGCTGAGAGTTTTGACAGCCCTGCCAATTTCATTTACAGGATAGACACGCTGGTTAGCGTTGCGTACTCCGCCTTGTATACAAATTCCTTTCATATACAAATCTTTTCCTTCGTTGGCATTTTCAACGATCACGCCTGCTTGGTCAAAGGTCAAATGCTCTCGTAGTAAATTCATCTAAAAGTCCTTATTTTGCTCTTTTTGGAGCACCATTTAATGGGCTTCCTGCGCCCTTATCTGCTGATTCTGGTTTTCCTTTTCTTTCAGACCCATGACCTGCAGATTGAGCATTTAATTTAGTTGCTGACTTTGCACCTGGTTCATTTACATTTCCTGTGCTCATGTCTTTTGGGCTCTTATCACTTAAAGCATTACCTTGGAGTTGTCCTTTATTTGCCTCAACTCCATTTTCTGTTCCACCATTAAGAATATTTGCTGTTGTTCCGCCCATGTCGTTTTTACCAGCTACTGGAGATTTGTTATTGTCTCCTTTGTCGCCCATTTTTCCAAATTGATTATATTGATTTCCGCCAATTTTGTTAACGTACTCTCGCATCAATTCAGCTTGACTCATATTTTTTTTAGATTCGTAACTAAAATTTTCTTCAGGCATTTCTTCTTCGTCGTCCATGTCCATGTCGCCTTCTTCGTCGTCCATGTCCATGTCGCCTTCTTCGTCGTCCATGTCCATGTCCATGTCGCCTTCTTCGTCGTC